TCCGCGTTGCCAACAATGATTGCGTGCTGGAAGCGGCGCAAATGCAGGAAAACTCGGTCGATCTGATCGTGACCAGTATTCCGTTTGCGAACCATTACGAATACACGCCGAGTTACAACGAGGAGGAGCAAGACCCGGCGCAGCAGGGGGATGTGCGCCGGCTTCGGCGGGCAAGGCCGAAGAGGTTGGGCGCCGGCCCCGGATCGGGGGGAGGGCCGGCGCCCGGCCCGCTCCGGGGGGCGGGAGAGCGTGCTTGATCGGTGTCAGGCGGCATCGCTGGATGCTCTGGCGCGCCGCAGCCACGCGGCGCGGGTGTGCTCGATCAGGTCGGCGCGCGTCACCTGAACGTCGTGCTTGGCGCAGATTTCGGCGATGCGCCCGGCGTAGTCGGTCAGGCCGGACAGATCTGACTGCGGCAGGCGGTCATCGGACCGCCATCCGTGAGCGGTGGCGCGGGATACGCAACACGCCGCGGCGATCTTTCCGCCGCGGCGATTGGAAAACGCCAGTTGGAGCGGGCTTGCGTTGTTCATGGCCCCAATGTAGGCGAAACCTTACATTGAGGCAAGTCCGGCTCCGCATGACGGCACGTACAGCACCGAGCACGCCATCGCCGCGCCTCCGCTCAGGCTGGTGACGTCGGCGCAGTAGCAGGCCAGTCGCCGCCCATCCCGGAATCCCCGCGCCCCGGCCGCGGGGATTTTTTTTGCCTGAATGTAAGGTGATCCCTATTGATTGAATGTAAGGCCGCGCCTAACATTACATCCACACCGGCACCCCGCCGGCTTGGGAGAGAGCCAATGACACACCCCCTTGCAGACATGCTCGCCATCGCCGCCCGGCGCGCCATCGACACCGCCGAACAGGCCGACACCATAGGCCCCGCCGAAGCCCAGGCCCACGCCGAAGCCGTCCTGCGCGCATACGCATCGCTGATGACCGAGCGCCACGAATTCGCCCCCGGAGACCTGGTGCAGTGGAAGCCCGGCATGCGCAGCTATGGCGGCCTGCCCTACGGCGGCCCCGCAGTCGTCACTGCCGTCGAGCCCGGTCGCGTCAGCAACCGCGACGACGACCATGACCCCGCAGATGTGCGGGTGATGCTCGTCAACGAGGACGCACCCCTGACGGTCAGCGAGGCGTGGATCGACGCCCGCCGCCTGATGCCATTCCAGATCGACTGAACCGACCGCCACAGCGCCGGCGGTCGCCGCCGGCAGGAGGGCAGCGATGCACGAAATCAAGTCAGTCTCAGGGGCCGTGCTTTACCGCAGCGACGGCGCAACGTCGCTGCGCGAGGCGGTCATTGCGGCGGTGCGAGAAGGCGCCGACCTGCTCGGCGCCAACCTGGGCTACGCCGACCTGCGCGATGCCAACCTGGGATACGCCGACCTGGGATACGCCGACCTGTGCGGCGCCAACCTGTGCGGCGCCGACCTGCGCGGCGCCAACCTGTGCGGCGCCAACCTGCGCGGCGAAAAACTCAAATCGATTCCGGTTTTCATCTACGGACTGAAATGGTTCGTGACGGTTACAAACGAGTTTTTGACCATCGGGTGCCAGCGCCACACACACGCCGAGTGGGCAGCGTTCAGCGACGAACAAATCTCGGACATGGACGAAGGCGCGCTTAATTTTTGGCAGATGTGGAAACCCTCGCTGCTTTCCGTCTGTGCCGTTCAAGCAGCAGTCAAGTAAGGGCCGCCAGCCGCGAGATGGACGCTCTGTTTGCCTGAGACTCGCAAGCCGCTTCACGCGCACCTTTCACGAGCTGTACCGCCAACAGAAGAGCGTTGTGCCGTGCATAAGAGAAGGCGAGGCGGCTTTCGAGTAACTACTGGCAGGCGCCTTGAAGACCCTGTCGCGTACGGCCCTCTGGCGCTGGGCAGGGAAAAGCAGTAGGCCCCATTCGCTCTCTCCCGCTCAGGGCGCCTGTCAGTAGCTGCTCAGCCCGTCCACCGGGGCATGACGTGGTGGCAATTGAAAGGCGCGACGCAGGCGGGAATCTGCGAGCAGCACTCGGGACCAGCGCCGCACGGCTGGCGTAGCGGGAACAGACGAAAGAACCGCGACAGCCGGAGAGACGGCGCCTTACAACCAGCAGGAGGGATTGATATGGGACTTGTTGATTGCATTTTGGTGGCGGCTCTCGCAGTCGTCGTTCCGCTGCTCATCGGCCAGTGCATCGGCGCGATGGGCGAAAACCTCAAGCAGGCGGACGACGCCTGGACTGGTGGCGACGATGACCGCTCTTGAGCAGGCAGCGGTTGAGATGCTGCGCAAGATCGTTGCCGAGGTCGCTGGCCCCGGAACCCCATACAGCGCCGACAGCTACTTGCCGGCTCATCTGATCTTCGACGCGCGCAGCGTCATCGAGGATTTCGACCGTCAAATGACCTTGGCAATGGAGGACGACCTGTGAAAACCCTGTTGTTTTTCCTGTTCCTGTTGGCCTGCTTCGGGATCGTCGGCCGCATCGACTACGAGGCCGCCATCGCCACGGATATGTCTTTCCGGCCGCATCAGACAGCAGAGGCCAAGCCATGATCGCCACAGCCACCAAATTCGATGCGGACTACGCTCGGCCGTGCATGAATCACCCGCACGACCCGCGCACGCCGATCGGGAGCGACGAAGATTTCACGCTCGATGTCATCAACGACGTTCGCGGATTCTTGGCCATCGCCGAAGTGGCCGCAAAAAAAGGCGACCTCGGAAAGGCCCGTTATGCGCTAGCCGAGGCGTGCAAGTCCATCAGGGAATTTATCGGAGAGGATCAATGATCAGCACCCAACACGACCGCACAGCATTCATTGGCGGCAGCGACGTTGCCGCCATCCTTGGCGTATCGCCATGGAAAAGCCCATTCCAACTCTATCAAGAGAAGATCGGCGCCTTCTGCGAGGAAATCACCAGGGAAAAGCAGCGCCTATTCGATCGCGGCCACCGCTGGGAGCCGGTTGTTGTCGAGATGCTCGTCGACGAACTGCTGGACCGCGGGCACGACGTGCAGATCATCGACCGCAACGCGCGATACCAGGACCCCGAATTCCCGTTCCTTGCCTGCGAGCTTGACTTGGAACTGCTCATCGACGGCGAGGAGCACAACGCGGAAATCAAGACCGTCAGCCCGTTCGCCGCCAAGGCCTGGGGAGAGCAGGACACAGACGAGATCCCGCTCTACTACGCCGCCCAGGTCATGCACGGCCTGATGGTCAGGCCGCGCGAGCGGGCCATCGTAGCGGCTTTGATTGGCGTCGACGACCTGCGCCTGCACCAGATCGATCGAGACGAGGAAACCATCGCCGCCATACGGGCCAAGGAGGTTGAATTCTGGCGCCGGGTTCAGGAGCGCGACGCGCCGGAGCCGACAACGGCCGATGACGTGAAATGGCTCTACGCCAGGGATGGCGGGATTGTCATGGAGGCGGACGAAGAACTGGTCCGGCTGTGCGAAGAGATAAGGCAGGGAAAGGACATCGCAAAGCAATGTGACGCGCGAATCGAGACGTTATCCACGCGCCTCAAGTGCGCAATGGGCCACGCCTCGACGCTGGTTTATCAGGGGCAGAGGCTGGCCACGTGGAAAAGCAACAAGGACTCCACAAAGGCCGACTGGCAGGCCGCATACCTGGACCTAGGCCCTGCGAAAGAGCACATCAAGCAGTTCACCAAGACCGTGGCTGGCGCCCGCCCGCTGCTCATCAAGTAAGGATCGACATGACCACCCAACAACTGCGAGCAATCGCAACAACAATGACAGGCCCGGAACTGGCTGTCGCAGCCAAGCAAACCGCCCAACAAGCAGGCTCCGCCACGGTGAAGAAATTCTTCGAGGCCAACAAAGGCACGCTAATGGCGCTGCTGCCGAAGCACTTCGACGCCGAGCGCATGCTGAAGCTCGCCCTCGGCGCACTGCGCACCACGCCGAAGCTCGCCGGCGCCAGCCTTAGCTCTCTTCTCGGGTCCGTCGTTACCTGCGCGCAGCTTGGCCTTGAGCCGAACACGCCGCTCGGACACGCCTACCTGCTGCCGTTCGAGAAGCGCGAGAAGCGGGGCGACCAGTGGGTGACGGTCGAAACGCAAGTGACCGTCATCATTGGGTACAAGGGGATGTTGGATCTTGCTCGTCGCAGCGGGCAGATAGTCAGCATCGCCGCGCATGAGGTCTGCCAGAACGACGAATTCCGCTTTGCCTACGGCCTTGACGAAGAACTTGTGCACCGGCCGGCAATGACCGATCGCGGCGCCGTCATCGGCTTTTACTCCGTTGCCAAGCTGGTTGGTGGAGGGTACAGCTTCGAGTTCATGAGCACCGACGAGGTGAATCACATCCGCGACAAGGCGGCTGAAAAGAACCGGGCGAAGAAGGGCAGCAATGGCCGGCCGATCATCACCGGGCCGTGGGCAGATAACTACGTCGAGATGGGCCGGAAGACCGCTCTTAGGCGCTTGTTCAAGTATCTGCCGATCAGCATTGAAAGCCTGGCCTTCGCCACCGCGATCGATGGGAATGTGGTGGCATCCGCAGCGCCTCTTGAGGAAGTGGCTTTCGATATGTCTCGGAACGACGAGACGGTCGATCAGGACACCGGAGAAATCACCCAGCCCCCCGCGCAGATCGAGCACCAACAGCCTGGCATGACCATCCCGCAGCAGGTCCGCCAGCCGGAGAGTGCAGAGCCTGAGTGGCGCCCCGACCCCGAAGAAGAAGCCGCCATCCGCGCCGCAGAGCTTGCCGAGTCGCAGCGCACCGCTCAGCCCGCAGCACGTCAGCGCCGTGAGCGCGGCGGGATTGGGTTGGAGTAACCGATGAAAATCACCGCCATCAAAACCGCCAACTTCCTCGGCGCCCGCAACGTCGACGTGAAGATCACCAAGCCGATCTGCCTGTTCGCCGGCAAGAACTTCTCCGGGAAGTCATCTCTGCAGGAGGCTGTGCGCATGGCGCTCACCGGAGAATCGGTGCGCGTCAGATTGAAGAAGGACTACCGGAATCTTGTCACCGACGGTGCAGAGGTCGGCTTCTGCGTCGTCGAGCACGACGGCGGACAATCCGCCATCACATTGCCGAACGGCGCCCACGAACACACAGGAAACCGCCAGCCGGCCATCCTGCCTTTCGTCCTGGACGCACAGCGTTTCAGCGGCCTGCCACCCGACGAACGCCGGCAGTTCCTGTTCAACCTGATGGGGCTGCGCACTGATGGCCCGGCCGCTCTCGAACGCCTGCGCGCCAAGGGTTGCGATTCCGAAAAGGTCGACGCCATCTCCCCGCACCTTCGCGCCGGGTTCGACGCCGCCCACAAGGAGGCGCAGTCCAAAGCGCGCGAATCCAAAGCCGCCTGGCGCGCGATCACCGGCGAGACATACGGGAGCGTCAAGGCTGCGACCTGGAAGGCCAACAAGCCGGCGCACGACGCAGCCAAGCTGAGCGCCGCACGTTCCCAACTGGACGATGTAACGGAACAGATCGAGCGCACCGCCGCCGATCTTGCCGTGATGCAATCTGCAGCCGAGAGGCAGGCGCAGCAGAGCGTCAAGATTTCCAATCTTCGCGAGACTGCCAAGCGCTACGCCGCCATCGAGGCCAAGCTGACCAAGGATCAAGCAGAGCTTGCAGAGTGGCAAACCAAGGTCGAGAGCGAAGCGCGCAAGACCGGCGGAAAGCGTATGCCAGTCGAACCGACATACACATGCCCTGCTTGTGCCGCCACGCTGCGTCACGATCATGCCAACGGCGCCCTGGTCGAATTTACGCCGCCGCCGATCGTTACCGATCCTTCAGACCCTGGAAAGCTGGCAGAGTACCAGCGCGCCAGAGACTTGATGGCGCGATCGGTGGAAAACGACAGGCGCGACTTGGCCGCCGCTGATCTTGCAGCCAGGACTCTTGCTGAGATTGAAGCATTGCAAGGCGGTCCTGCGCCGGCACCGGAAGAAATCAACGCCAAGCGCCAGAAACTTGCCGATCTGCGCAAGGACTCGGTTCGTCTGGCGGGCGAAATCAGGGAGATGGAAGACCTCGCGCGAACCGCCGAACGTGCCGACGAGAAGACCGTTGAGGCATCCAGACATCACGCCGACGTGTCGCAGTGGGATGCGATTGCCGACGCCCTGGCGCCAAACGGAGTCCCTGGAGAGATGCTGTCCGAGGCACTCGGGCCGATCAACGAGCGATTGTTTGAATCGGCAGTATTGACAGAATGGCCTCCGGTGGACATCCAGACGGACATGAGCATCGTGTCGTGCGTCGGCGGTGTGAATGAGCACAAGGTTCGCCTCCCGTATGCCCTGCTCTCCGAGTCCGAGAAGTGGCGCGTTGACGCCATGATCGCCGAGGCCATCAGCCATCTGTCTGGCGTCAAGCTGCTGGTTCTCGATCGCGTTGACGTTCTCGACTTGGCCGGACGCGAGGGCTTGCTGTACTGGCTGGATGAGGTTGCGCTCAACGGGT